GTAACCTTACCCATCGGAATACCTCTATAAAAGTCTCCGCTGATAAGAAAATTTAATCCGTAGGATCCAGTACTAACCCAGGTGTCTGGATCGTTGAAGCCTGTTGAAATACCTGTAATACTTTTTGTGAGGGACTTCCTCAATTTTGAAACGTCATAGGCCTTAGCCATAGGTTCTCCTTAGAAGTTAGTAGGGGTGGTATTTAGCCACCCCTAGTTTAGACTTTACTTATTGCGATTTCTTAGCATTGCCAAAATTTCTTGTGGAGACTTACCAGCAGTTGCTGTGGCAGTTTCCTTAACTTCAACCTTTTCATCAACTTCAAAAGGAGGATCTTGTTCAACCGGATCTTCAATCACAATTGGTGCAGCTACCTTCACAGGTGCTACAGTCGAAACTACTGTACGTGGTACAGGTACATTGCGCACTGGCTTAGAATCTTCACCATCATCACTTGCGCCGGAATCAAATCCGAACGGCTTGTAATGCATACTCCATTTTGCCGGATCATATAATTCACCGTCCAAGCTTGCTTGGAACATTTCATAAATGATTGCCAATTGTTCTGGAGTCGGCTTCTTTGGGAGATATGTTGAGAGATCAACAAGCTTATGCTTCTCAATTGCTGCCATTTCTTCATCGGTTAGACTGGATTCTCTACGTGCCCACTTCGAGGTTCCGTAGTCAGCAAATCCGCCCTTGCTTGTCTTATTAACAATAAAGTCAGTTCCATTGATATAATCAACTGGACTTTCCTTCATATCGGGATCCAACAATGCAGCCTTAACGATTGCAAAAATTTGCGGTCCCATAATAAATTTACGGATTGGATTTTCAGGTGAATCAGTTTCGTTCATTGGATCTTGTCTAACGAAGCCTTGCATATAGTAGGTCTTCTTTGTCCAGTAGGTACTTGCTACCTTCTTAAGAGACTCATCCTTCCACCAAGGACGTACTTCGTTAAGGACCGGGCAAGACATTTTACCATCCCACATTTCGATACAAGGAACTTGTACGACTACTGGTTTGTTTTCATCTTGGCCTTTAATGCCGGGGAATGGGAATTTAAAGATTAAACGTTCTGCCCAGAAGAATGTGTTTTCTTCGTTTGCGTCGGGGAGAATTCTTAGTGCAGCAGATGTACCTTCTGGTATATTCCAGTGCGGATAAACGGACTTATCTCCGGAACCCGAGTTGCCTGCGCCACCCTTGCGTGTATCGAGTGCTTGTAACTTCTTTCTGATTTCATCGAGTGTCTTACTCATTTTGATTTCCTTAATTAAAACGCGGTTATATGCTTTCGTTTTTATTTTAACTCAGATGCGTTACTTCTTTGTTAACATACTTATTTATCTATAATATTTAAAATTATAATAATCACGGAAAATCTTTTGTTACAGATTTCCAATATTTCTTATGCCTTATCGACCAAATATGACTCCTACTAACACCATACCTTGTAGATAATATCGATAAATCTAAATTCGAAAAATATATCTCTATAATATCTTCTTTAGTCAATTTTACATTATTATTTTTTTCGCCTGTATTGGCTATCTTTTTCTTTTCTTTGGCTACTTTTGTATCTTTTCTACCCTTGCACGATTTTGATATCTTTAATTTAGCTTTCTTGGTGTGAGTTCTATCTTTACCGATATTTGCTCTACCTATCTTAGCTCGGGTCTCCGGTGAACGAATATTTCCGCTCATACCTTCGCCACCATTTGTTAAATTAAGTAAGGAACCTTTTCCCAGATCTTTGCGGCCGATTACCTCAATAAGACACATTTCCATAAGAAATGCATGAGATTCGTCTAATGCAGAAATAATTTCAATAAGAGGATCTATTCCATTTCTCTTCATAAATGCCAATCTATGTGGAAATGAATGTTTCTTTTTAGATGGATAATTTATGTGATCCCATGCTCTTAAATCTTTTCCTTTACCGACATAAATTTCTTCAGGTAAATTCTTATTATTTAATCTCGAGGGATCTCGATAGATATATGTATAATACTTTTCTTCACATTGCATGAAGTAATTATACGAAACTCTTATTCGTTTGTCAAGAACTTCTTAATAGAAGTTCGATGTAAACTTGTCGAAATATGTGGTTAAATCAATCGATTCTTTGATTTCCTTCTTTGCGTTGGCAGCCTTTTTGACTACCTTAACATTTTCAAAAACTTGTGCAAGAATTGCACGTTCGAAATCGTTAACAACACCTTCCTTACAAATCTTTGTTCCAATCTTATTAATGAAACCCGCTAATTCCTCATTTTCAACAATTCGTAAAGCCAATTCGTTGATTTTGAATCCTAGACGTGCATTTTCACTTGCGAACTCGAACATCGGTGTAGTATTTAGCGATTCACGACGAACTAATACTGAATTTCCGGCAGCTTCTTCGATGCGCTTATGGAATGTATCCTTCTCTTGTACGAGTTGTTTAATAATCGGTAAGACACCTTCGAACTTCTCATCAAAGCGACGAATGGTGAAAAGCTCCTTAAGTTGGCTTGTATCATCCTCTGCAAGAGGTTCACGCTCGAATGTTTCGAGACGAGCCTTAACAGTTTCGTAGGTCTTTACCCCGGTAAGTTTTCTTAGCTCGTGGCGTAGAGTTTCAATATTTTCCTTAACCGTTTCAACAATACCAGAACTATCTTCGTTGATAAGCTTGTTGGTAGTTACGTAGCGATTGAAGGATTGAAGCTTTAGAAGCTGACCTGTGCTTTCGCTAATGTAGGATCCAACCTTATCACCAAAGGAGCCACCGTGTGCCATATGTTGCGCCATTGCGCGGGCACCTGGTAGATAGTTGTGTGGAAAGCGCAGACGTTCACCGTTACATTCTAGGAAAATCGCACTAATATGTCTAGTACGTGAACCGCGTACACTCTCATCCACCGGTGTCTTGTGACGAACTAGAATTCTGACGTTTTCCAGAGTTTGTTGCGAAGTCAACCCAGAGCCAAACATCTTACTAAAACTTTCCATAATTGCCTCGTCTACTGCTAATGAATATTCTGCCTCACCGTGTGCGTTTGGTGAGGCAACAATCTTACCTTGCTGAACAAGTCTATTCAATACCTTTTGAATATCTGCGAGTCCTAGTGGTGTGTCCAAATTGTCAGCTAGATAGGCTGCGGTTGCGCTACCAAAATGCTTTACCTTTTGAAGAACTTCACCTAACAAGTGGTGGTTTACTGGGTTTACGGTATCTTCCATCATTGCGTCGCCTTTATTCATTTTTGCCTGATATGCATAATCCTTCGGTTGAATTGCTTTACCGAAGACTTTAATATTTGAATTCATTAGAAATTGATCACCGAGTTTACGGATATTACGTTGGAGTTTGTTTACAGAGTCATCCGAGCCGGCACCTTTACTGAATTCGATAGTTTCACTATCTTCATCAATTGTAACCATAATATTTGGCTTCGCTACAAAAAAACGACGGCCTTGTGTGGGATCTGTTGTTTCTGCACCTTCTGCGTCAAATATCTTAATCTGTAGGCCGTTTCCCTTCAAGAGGGAGAATACCTTGCCTGCGAGATCATCCATTTCTATCATAGTAATTCCTTATTATGCTTATTTATCTGATCTCAGAGATTTATATTGCGCTTTCTCAGTTCCTGTTGTAAGGCCTGTAACTTATTGGATGATTTAGCAATTGCATTACGAATTTCACCAGCCTGATGGCGATCAATTCGAGATAAGGTGTCATTTACAATCTGTTCCACCGCAGCATTTTGTTGAGCTATAGGATTTTGTTCCTTAGGCGCCTTAGGAATATCATAATTGTCGTCATCCGATGTTTCAATATCGTCTAGTAATCTTTGGTATTTTTCAATTGCATTATAGGCTGCTTGTGCACCTGCTTGTAATCTTTGATCTTTAGTTACCTTTCCGATTCTTAATAACAGAGGAACTAGTTTATCTTCGATATTTCTAAATCCTGTATCGCCTACGGTATCACTTAAGAAATTAGATAGTTCTTCTCTATCCGAACCTTTAAGATTCTTTGCTAGGTTATAAAGTGCTGGTTTAAGGGAGGTAAAGAATACATCCTGAAACCACTTTGCTTTTGGACCGCCAGTAATAAATCTAAATCCTTTACCTAATTCTCCGTTGGCGGCATAATACTTCTCTGCCATTTTACCAAGAATACGATATAGTTCTGGTAATTGAGTAGATAAGATATCAGCAATATTCTTCACTGAAGTATCTTTGGAGGTGTTTTCTCGTAGGAATTCGTGTAGGCGCATAATTATATGAATATAGGCATTGGTGCATCATATGAAGATTCGTCACCATCCGCTACGTTTGCATTGATAGCAGATTGGGATTCATCGTCCCAGGTAGAGATATAATCAGTCATACGAATTGCAAGAATCATTGCCATAATAAGGTCATCGGTTTGGCCGACTCGAGCTTCGAATGTATTTCCTCTGGAAACAAATACTTTAAGTTCAGAGAGAATACCCTTTGAGTTAAGCTTCATTCTTCCAGATTCGATCAAGAATTTCAATTTAGCACAAGCTTCTAGTTTAGATTTATTTGTAGTAACGAAACCTGCGCGGCGACCCGAACGTCCTTGTAGCTTATTCTTTGGATCGTGCAACATTGTTCCGCGGAAATTTTCTTCGCCGGTGTCTCGAATAACAACCAACGCAGCCTCGCCGAGAGAATTACTTTCTACAGACCAATATAATTCCGGTTGCCCTGCAGCGTGTAATTCTTCGAGAATTCTCTTGAGAGTTCTTACCTGTTCTTCAATCGGGGTCTTATTGCTGCTCCATTCTGCAACTTGTATAAGTGTAGGTAATTCGATAACCTGAATAGCAGAATTATCTCCACCTGTGCCCATCGAAGGATCTAAAGAAACTACATAGGTTAGTTCACTCCTAATCGGCGAATACCAGCGAACTTGTCCAGACTTACGTATAGGCTGAATAGAAGTAAGTTGCGAAAGCTTAATTGGGCTGATAAGTGTTTCTTCGAATGTGATGAATTCACATTGATGTTCACGTCTAAATCTGTCTTCGCCGAGTGCCGATAATTCTGAATCAGCCCAAGTCTGATCACGTTCTGGATGTGATTGCCAGGTAGACATATATGGACGGAAGCCATTTACGCCAATCTCTGTTTCGTTGCCGTTGCCATCAACCATTTTGTTGGCATTGAACCAAATTTCAGCGAATTGATCTTCGTCTGTATTTGGGGTAGAAGTAATAATACACTTACCACCAGTCGATAATGTAGGAGATAGGGAAGTCCAGAATTCCTTGGCTATATTTGGTTCCACGAATGCAAATTCGTCAAGATAAACAAGTGACAAGGAAGTACCACGACCGGTATTTTCAGTTGTGGTTGTTGCAATAATACGTGATCCATTATCAAATGCCATCGAACGCTTATTGTATTCCTTTACTCCAGCACGAATATGATCGGGGATAGATTCATAAGCATATCGAACTCTGTGCATAATTTCTTGTGCACCATCATATTTGTTAGAAGCAATAAGTATTGTCGAATCTTCCATAAACATTGCATACCAGAGTAGATATCCAGCAGCAACGGTGGTTTTTCCCATTTGTCGACTCACCATATTTACAGATTTTCTATATCTGTGATAGGTATTGATTAGATCGATCTGGAACGGGTATAATTCAAGTTTTTCACGACCTCTCATTGCGTGCTGAATATACATAAAGTTCGTGATGAAATACTCCGGACCGTGTACAGGATCCATACAAGCCTTTAATTCATCAATTTGCTCTTTTGTATACGTTACTTTGGTATAAGCACGCTTTACGAGTTTATCGTCTTGATAGATTGCCATAATTATTCTCTGATGTCACCGGATTTTTTTAATGCCTTGATTTCACCCTTATTACGTTTATCCATTTTATCCCAGTCTTTCATCGCACCCTTTATATCTCCGGATTTTGCCTTCTTGTCTCCATCCCACATTTTTTCTTCTGCATCTGCACTGGATTTCTTTGCATAAGATCTGAGAGTTTTCTTACTCAATTCGTTGAGTTTTTCCGATTCCTTAAGGAAGTTACGGTATCCGTATACAAGCTCCTTGTGAACTTCACCAATCTGCATCTTCTTCTGTTCTGGATTATCACCCTGACGTGCGCCGGATGGGCCAGTATCCTTAACAACCGGGCTATCGGCACCGCTTGGGAACTAGTCATTGCCAGATGCATCGTTGA